GGCGCGATGCAAGTCTAAATATTCATCAATAATTAATCGCTTTAAATCACTTGCTTGGCTCATATTTAATGAAATCTTAACTAAAGTTAGTTGATATATTTAGTTAAGATATCTTTAAGTAGTTTTTTTTCATTTTATGTGTAATTATGTCGATACACTGTCATAAAAAATTTAATATCGTTTTGAGCGTTTGTTTTTTAAACGAATATTTCTACTTTTTTTAGCACGACCACCACCATTTCTGCTTATAAATGTATTAATAGTTGTTTTTTGATTGTAAGGATTGACCAAAACTTCAACAATATCTAGTAATGACACCGATATAACTGTTTCACCATGAATTGAATGCTCTAATAAATTAACTATTATATCCATATTATTTATATACTGCTCTACTCTTGCTCTTACACGATTATCGCCAATTTGAATTAGCACCGTATCTCCTACTCTAACATTCATTATTTGTATATAAGTTACTTATAATTTAAATTACAACAATATTAATTATTACCCTTAATTATTATAAATAAAGTGTATGCAAGTTTCACTATGGTTATTATGTTTAATTTTATAAACTACTAATAAGTTAGGGTCATATATTAAATGGCAATTATGTTCTAAACCAAATTTTTGCATAATATCTTTAAACATTATATTATATTGCTTATAAAAATATGTTATGATTTAATTTTATATTGTTTTCAATTTTTTACGGTAATAATTTTACCGTTTATTCTAATTAAATTGATTATTCTATAATATTTATTTTTGTATTATTTACAGTTTTATTTTTTTTAGAAATTGTAAGTAGTTTATTGTAATAAAATTTATTGCGAAATATATTTTTATAACAGGTTACAAATTTATCTTTTTTTATAAAAGAGCAATTATACAATTCATATGTAATATAATTTATAACCATGATTACATCACTATCTTTATTAATATCTAATTCATGTAATTTATCTAATAATAATTTACCAAATTGCTGTGCAAGTGGTTTATTTTTTGATGTATTATCTAATATATCCATAAATTCAATTGAATGTGTCTTATTATTATAATAAGTATCTATTTGAGATAATGTATCTTTATACAATTGCGATATATCTATTTTAACCCTATGGTTTAGCTTAAATATTTTCTTTCTAATCTGATTGGAAGATTTTACTGCAATATTTTTTTTACTAAATAATATTTCGTCGTTATTTATGATTTCATATAAAGTAGAATAGATATCATAAAAATTATTTTGTTTATTTTTAATACTACAATGAACACAGAAATCACTATGTTCCGAATCAATATAATTATTATAAATATTATTATCGACACTAAAATTAGTATCATTATATGATTTAACACCACCAGTATCTCTACATATAGGACATTCTGGGTTCCGTCGTAAGCTATCAATAATACAAGATGTATGAAATCGGTGGTTACATGACAGCATGTAATTTTGTTCAAGTGTCATTTCATCTTTACATATAGAGCATAATTCCATGAAATATTATTTATTTTTATATATTATTATAAACTATTAAATTTATATAGTAATTAGAACTAGAAAAATAAAACGGTAAATTATATCTATTTATATATATCAAATAGATAAAACTACATCTGTAATTATTTCGTTATGGTTATATTTTGTAAACATAAAAAAAATGATTTTTTGGGAAATTAGGTATCATTTGCATTCCGCAATCTGCGACTGTAATCCACGATTGTAATAGTAATAATTGCCCATACCTTTTTCACTATTCAACTTTCTAAAGGTTATATTAAAACGCCCCCTTGCAACTTTTTCAGCTTCAAGACAATGTTCGGTTGCATCATACATCATAAGTAGGCTCCCATCTCTAAGTGTGATATCAAACCGATACTGGTCATTACGCATAGAGAATACTCTTTCTCCACAAAGACTAATACTCGCTACAGTTTTCTCTTCCAAAAACTTCTCGTCATCAGCATGCCAATTGATGTGTTCAGACCCATGGGTATAAAAATTTAGAATAGTTGCATTTGCGTAAAACCCCGTTTTTTCAGCTATCTGGTCGCGTAAATTAGCTAACCAATCTGGTAATGGCTCCGTCATAAAATTTTTGCCTCGATATCTAACAATTTCGTCTGTAATCCGTCCATAACACCAAGTTAATCGTGGTGTTATGCGTGTTTTCGCATACATTGGATATTCAACGCGTGTCCATGGAATATCGCGCATGTGATTCTTTATTTCCAAGGGATCTCGCACAAAATCTGTGCAATATTTTGCATTTAAAATGCCATCGAAATCGGTGTCCGACTTTCCATCGTAAATTTTTCTAGTTCTGCGCGCCATCATGTATTAATTTTACCATTAATATAATAAAGGCTATCAATTTTTTTAAGATTACACTACAATAAAATAGCTAAAATTTTAAGTACTAATTAATTTATGTATAATATTATTAAATGATTTATTCTAGTAACTCCTTTTAAACGCATAATTAATTTTAGTGAATGTACGAGGACCCTCGCAAAAAATGCATCAATATAATAAATAAAAATATTGAAACAAAAGATATTGTTTTTTTTGTATGAATTATTACTTTATTTTCAATTGGCATAATAGACATATAATAATCTTTTTTTATTTTGATTTTATTTTTTTGTTTATTAATAATATTGTGATTATTATATGATAGTGATATTGATTTTACTAATATTATACGGTATATATGAATTTTGGGTTTATAATGATAACCAAAAAGTTATACCCTTAAAATCAAAACCTAATTTAAATATACAAATAGTAAATAAAGTACAAATCCCAAAAGCAAATCCTATAAAATCAAAAAATGGATGTCATCATTACGCTGATATAGGATTAGCTTGTCCAACTGAGGCACACACATATGTTTACAATATTATGCCTTTTCAATATATAAATGAGAAATTACAAGAAAATATGGCAAAATATTTACAAATTGAATGGGGGTATAAAAATAAGTACACAGTAGATACTATATTGGAGCAATGGCCATTAATTGATGCAATTTATGTAATGACTAATAAAATTAATAATAATATAATTGGATGTGTTGCAATTGATAGGAAACATTTTTTCCCTTTTATAAGTCATTTATTTGTAGTACCGGAATATCGTGGAAAAGGTTATGGTAGTGTTTTGATGGATTTTGGATTAAAAACAGTTAAATTATTAGGATTCAATAAATCTAAATTATGGTGTGATATCACTCAAATAAATTATTACAAAAAAATGGGTTGGAATATAGAAGAAAATCGTGATGATTTATATATAATGTCTATTGATATATATTGATATTATTATTAGTATTATAGTGTAATATTATGGACATTTATTTATTTAATAAGGTTATATTTTGTATTATTATATTGTAATTAAAAATTAGTAATTAATTAATTAGTAATTTTTAATTTCTTATTGTATTATATAAAATGACAAATTATTTGAGACGTTCAAGAGTTTCTCAAAATAGAAGACAATCCGCAAGACGTTCTATCAGACAAGGGGGTAACCCACCTGGTGCAGCTGTTGTTGAACGCCCCGCACCCTTTGTTGCTCGTGTTGAAACCCCTGAACAAAAAAGAGCTCGTTTAGAATTAGCTATCCAAGCCACCATAGCTAAACTTGGAGATAGGGCTATTCTTAGAGATGGTATTACTGAAGCTGCTGCCATCAGACATTTGCGTTCAGAATTGGCTGATCTTCCCAAAGTATTATTTAAACAACCCTATAGACCCGAAGGATGCAAATTAAAAGTAAGCCCTCCTAAAGGATCTCGTGCTAATGGCACAACTAGTTGCGTATCCACTACAGCACTTTTAAATGAGCCACAAAATTGCTACGTAAATGAAGAGACAAATCGTTGCAGAAGAAGTTAAATTTTAATAATTTAAAACGTATTTTTATAAATATTTATATAGGACTCTATTATTGTATTATATAAATATAGTAACCCAACCAAATAATTAACGATTATATTATTTAAGTGAAAATTAAGTGAGTTTTTTATTTTAACCCTTACGGCGTCATGTATAATATTTCAGTTTTCGTATAAAATCAAATATTTTATTATTTCCCAAGCGGTTATTAATAAAATATTTAGTTAATTGGTTAATTTACGAAAATATAGCAAACCTCCAGGAGGTGTCAAAACGCTTTAAGGGTTAAGGGTTAAATAGTAACTAGAACTTTTATTATAGAATAATACAAGATATAACTGAAGAAATGACTGATACTTTGATTGGTCTTATGATCCATTTAGATCCAGTTGTATTATGCGAAGATAAAATAACTAGAATTTTTAAAAATAGTTTTAAAGATTTGGATTATTTACAGATAGAAAAGTTATATTCTATATGGATTAAAATAGGAAGCCTAAACTATTTTAGACAATCTTTCCTACTATAAAATATAAATCTATAAAATATAATGGATAACAAGCCATAATTCCGCAAAAAGAAATTACAAATCAATATAAACATATTATGTAACAAGAACTAAAGATAAATCCTAGATTGTTTGATGAAATAAATTGTTATAATAATTTTAGTTTAGTTAAAAGGATACATATATATATAATTTAAATTTATCAGTTGTAGATGAAACTTTTACACAAATACAGTATATTTTAGAGTATATTTAATTTGAAATTTATTAACGTTATTTATTAAAAATTTTAAATAATATAAAATATTATTTTCTTAATGTATTATATAAAAATGAGTCAAGGACCAAACACACGTAATCAGACTGCGACAAAAGAACAAATGAGTGCAGCTGATAAAGCTGCTGCAGCAGCTGTAAGAAAAGCCGTTAAAGATGCAATGAAAGGCAGTGGTAATGATAATACTGCAAATTATTTAAGACGTTCAAGAGTTTCTGAAAACAAAAATAGAAGACAATCTGCAAGGCGTTCTATTAGAAGAGGTGGCGCGCCTCCTCAAGCACCGGCTCCTCCTCCTGCTCCTGTTGCTGCCCCTGCTGCTGATGTAACTGGTCGTGATGGGTCATTATGCTTAGGCTTAAAAAGCGAAAAAACTTGCACTCCCAATGCAGCTATGAGAAAAATATGCCAATGGATGCCCAACGCAAAGCCTGTGCCTCGTTGCCAAAGAAAAGCAGATACAACTAATTTATCTAGAGAAAGTAGGTTAAGACTCCATGAAATTGACCAGAAACAAAAAGAGACACTCGGAGAAGGATGGAGCACAATTGATGAAGAATCTGAAGTATATGTTCCTTCTTCCCGAGCTTCCCAAGATTCCGAATTTTCCGATGATTCTCAAGTTTCTCAAGATGATGAAGAACAAAACGCGTTTGTTGCCCCTGTTCGTGCTGCCCCTGCTCGTGCTGCCCCTGCTCGTGCTGCCCCTGCTCGTGCCGCTGCCCCTGTTCGTGCTGCCGTTGCACCTAGAGTTCCAAAATTAAATCCCAATAGACCTCTTGGTTGCGTTCAGCGTGTTTCTCAAGTTAACACCAAAACACGAGGTTCTTATCCTAGAACTGCTTGTTATGATAGTAGAGACCCCGCTGTAAATGACGCTGCAAATTGCTTTATAAACCCTGAAACTAACAAATGCAAAAATGTTGTTAGGCGTTAAATATTTATTAAAAATTTAAAATATTAATCATTTTATTATTATGTTAAGATGACATTATAATAAAATATATTACAATAACAATATTAGCATTGCGATTGCTACATAAAAATTATAGTATTGCGCAACATTTACTATTTTCATTTTTAAATAATAAATGTGTTATATCCATTCTATTATCATTCTGGTTATTTTCATTTATATTTTCTATAAAATTCATATTTTGTAGTAATGTTTTTAAGATATTGTCGATTTTAAATTTACAATGTATTGATGTTTCATAATATGGTATATCTATATTTTTTGTAAAATTTTCAACTTTTATTTTATTTATAGCCCTTTTATGGTCAAGGTCAATTTTATTTCCTATTATTATTTTTTGAATTTTATCGTTCGTAATTTTAGACAAACAATTTATCATCTTTATCAAATAATTATATGTATTAAAATCGGTAATATCATACACAAATATAACTCCATCTGCTGTTTTATAGTGTGATTCTAAAACACTGTAAAATCTTTCATCACCTGTCATATCAATAATTTGAACTTTAACCTTAGACCCATCATCTAACATTAAATACCTAAACATAATATCAAGACCGATTGTTGGTGTGCACATATCATTTGATATTGAAAAAATAGATGTTTTACCAACATTAGATGCCCCAACTATAATAATTTTTTTCTTAATATTATAGATACTATTATAATCTATATCGTGTGTTGCATTTTGTTCGGTATATAGTAATGGCCGAATATTTGATATTTTAGATTTATATGAGTAAATTTCGTTAGAATTCATTATATGCTTATGTTATATTCTATATTTTGTAATTTATTTTATAGACATTAGATAATATGTATAAAATAAATAATATGTATAAACTTAATAATTTTATTTATTTAAGAATCAGCTTTAGGCGCTAAATTTATCTTTACTAAGCGCTTAGACGAAACCGGTTGTGGTATTTCTGGTGAAATTACTACTTTCATTAAATTAATAAAGTCTGGATTAACTTGAATTTGATTTACCCATACAATAAGTGATTGTTCATCTGCAAAATTGGGTAAATCACCTAATAATTTAATAATTTCTTCTATTTTTATAAATATTGGAAGTTGTGTTTCAAACTGTCTTGTTAATGCAATTTGTATAGGTCCTTCTTCTATATCTTTACGAAATGATCCTATCAACATTTTTGTTTTTTTCATTTCAGTGCTCATTGGATTTATACCAAAATAAGTATAAAAATTATATATAGGTATAACAATATCTTCAGTAATATCAGATAAATCTTGAATATCAGCTGTTTTTTCATACATTAAATGTACGAGTCCTCCGAAAATTGTAGTTGGAAAAATATGAAGAGATTTTACAATTTTTCTTTCAGTTACTCCTTCAACCCTGGTGACAGGTGGCTTCTTGGGGTCGTATGCCCAAGCATCTTGTCCGATAACTCTATCTAAACATTTTTCAGTTGTAAATGTTGGATCACTGAAAATATTATCCTCTCTGTTATACATACAATCCACTGAACCGCGTTTTATCAGTGTTAAAAATTGATAGATTATTTTATATTTACCTATAGTAATATCAAGCAATTCTTCATCACTTGTTTTACCATCAGAAATAATTCCGGATGTAATTTGTTTTTTATTACCTATTAAATTATATTTTTCATTAGTTTCCCAAGCTCCTGTTTTTTGTTCATCTGTAAATCGGCTAACATATTCATAAACAGTTACATTTCGTTGATCTTCAGGAAGGTCTTTGTGTGATTCTATACGACGAGCGCGTCCAATAACCTGGTCAACCCGGACTTTATTCCAATAAGGTTCCATAATATGAACTTGTCTAACATATTTAAGGTTAATACCTTCAGAACCGCTAGCAGTTGTTAATAATATATTTATTGTTTGTCCATACTTATTTTTGTCTGATCTATATTCTCTTAATATAGTTTTACGTTCATCTTCCGTCTCTGTCCCAGACCAAATAGCATATCTTGCCCTAAAACATCGATTACGATCTACTATAAACGATATATTTTCCAAAACTAGATTTTCACCATCTATATCTATAATTGTTGATGTTATCCATTTATTCGATTCATCATCATATGGATTTACACGAATAGTATCGCCTATTTTAAATACATGTGTTTCTTTTTGGGGGTCAGATGTATTGAACTGCTCAAATCCATTATTTTTAAGAACTAACGCAAAAATTTCAACACCTTCCACCGACCTAAATTGTGAGTAAATAAATACTAACCCTGGTGATAAAAATATGTTTTGAAGCATTTTTGCAAATTTAGGAGATAACTCCTGTAACCCTTCTGGATTATCATTTATTTTAAGGTATAATGGGTTATCTAAATCCGCAAATAATTGTCGTAAAGCAAGTTCATGTTGTATTTCTGCTTCTTTATTTTGTGCTTTTACTAATTCTTTACATTCAGGAGTAGATTGGTCACAATACTTTACTTTAAGTCTTGGTCTTACTATTGATAATGGAAATGTAAATAGTAATGCTTGACGACTTGTTACTTTAAAAGTTTTACTCACTTTACTTTCAATATTAAATATCAATTCTGCTTTAGTACCTTTTCTATCGCGTTGCTCTCGTTCTCTTTCTATTGAGCGTACATCATGATATTTAAAAAGTTGTGACATTGAAATATCAACATATTCAGGTTTAGTTTCATCGTAAATTAATTTTGGAAATAATGAATGATTATCTTTTAACCCAATTTTAAGATCGTCTGATACAATTTCATTATAAAAACTAACTAAACCCATAATCCTATAGAGAAATTCTTCATCATTTCTCACTTTTGATGACGCTCTATCGATATATAAATCATAAAAATCATCACGCGCCCTCTCTATATTTAGTCTAAATCTTTTTGTGCGTGGTTTATCTGAAAATATGTCTGGAAATATTGAGTATTGTAATACACTGATTTCCCTTTCGGGAGTATAACCTATAGATAAAATATCTTTCGTAAATCTTGTTACAAATACATCATCGCTAATATTTAAATATGCGTCATCATTAACTACAGAATCTGGGTCTAATGGTAAGTTCTTGCGAAATCCATTAGGCATACGTGTAATAGATATATTTTTTGAAAGTATATTAACTTCATATCTATCAATATCAGGGTATTTCGATAAAAACCCATTTAAAACAGATGGGTCAAATACAACATCAGGTTTATTTTTTAATGGCATAGTTATATATGTGGTATATCCTTTTAATAAGTTAAATAGAATAGATGCTTCAAATGGAGAATTAATAATAGGAGTTCCACTGAGTGCTACAATTTTGCAATTTTTTGACCGCATAAACATTTCATATAAAATAGTTCCATTATTAGATCCATTGCATATTTGAGACATAAAGTTATGAACTTCATCAATAATAATTAATGTGTTATCAAATGGTGTAGGTATATTATTTGCTGGATTGTAAATATATTCCAATATATGATTTTTTAACTCATTTTTTTCTTTTTTTGAAAGAGTATTTGCTTTTGTATTAGATGGTTTACCTAATTTATCAGAAATAAGACTCTGTTCAATTGTATCATATTTTGGAAAGGGTATGTCATGCCAAAGCTGAGTAAGTGTTGTTTTAAACAATGATTGACCTCCATTATAGTGAATAAATTTATATTTGTAATCGCGTAATGTAATGCATGTTTTTTCTATTTCCATTTTTTCTTCAGCTGTAAATATTTCATAATTATTGTCTAAAGTTGTTTTATCTACTAACCAAAATCCCTTATTTCCATCGGGCCGTGTAATATATAATTTTTGTAATAAATTTTTGTCTGTAATAGGAAACCCCATTTTTCCTAATTCTGTCAAATCACCATCTAAATTTAATTTTGGAAGACTATGAAAACACCAATGATTTTGTGTATGATATAGTGTATTACCTTTTGTAGTCATATCATCTTTGAAATTATTTTTAATGGATTTAGGTAAAAATATATATACTTTTCTATCCATTCCCTCTGCAATATTTATACTACTCAATGTTTTACCTGACCCAAGTCCATAAAATAATAATACTCCTCTATACGGTGATTTATTCTGTATAAAATCGCTAATGAATTGTTGATGTTTAAAAAGATTTACTTCAGTAACCGTTTTTTCATTATCATTATACATATGTGTTTTACCGCGACTATTTAAATTTTCATTTACAAGTGGATTAAATGTTTTTTTAACAAATTCAATAAAATTGCGTCTATTATCTAAAGCCCAACTATTTGTTTCAATCCTTTTTTTAACTTCCATATCAAATAATATAGGAACTTGGCACTGTCTCTGATTATAATCAATAATAGTATCAATTATATTTTTCAACCAATCAATTTGGTCATTTATTTCAGAACTGTATTTATTATAATATGCTTTTTCAGAATTTTGTAAGCTTTCATAATATTGTATAGTATTTTGATATTTAGATATTGCTAATAAATCATGGTCTATTGCACGATTAATATATACTATTTTTGAATATATATCACTTGATTCTCTAAATAATTGTAGATATTGATCCGATAAATTATGGTCTTCGGTATAAATTGCCCTTATAGGATTATCAACGGGTAATCGAAGTGTTAAATCTGTTTCTGTTTTATTATAATATTTACCCTCTTTTCCTTTTTTAGAAATAAAATCATTTGGAAATGCAATTTCTATTGGAAATGAATCATCTGTTTTAGGTTTATAAATGCGAATACGAACTGATATATCTCTAATAATATCTTCTATATTACTCATTATACTAATAGTATATATATATCTCTTATTATATTTTTAACTAAATATATTATCAAGAATAAATAGATAAAATAATCATGATAATATTTATTTTTTAAATAGAAAAAATAACAAAGCAAGAATAATTATAAACAATGTAAATATTGCAAATATACTAAAATTGTTTTTAGGGACAAATTGAATAGTTTCATTTAGATTGGAAATATTATTAGGTGATTCTATATAATAAGACACACTTGGATGATTTAATACTTTTTTAATACTACTATACTCATTATAATATTTTTTTTTAGGTATATGCATATTTATTTTTTTATTATGATACATATGGTTATTTGTCTTTGAATTATGATATGAACGATTATTTGTTTTTACATTACGATATGATTGGGTATTTGTTTTTTTATTATGACGAATAAATTCTTTATTATAATTATTAAAATTCTCATTTGTGCATTGTTGTATATCTACGCCTGGAACACTATATCCTTGCATAATACCAACTATACTGTCTGGATTAAGTTGAGATACATCATTAATTATAGAAGGTATTAGACCTTTCATCCCTTTTACCCTTCCAATTTTCAATCCAGGTGAATTATTTATATACATATATTTTGGCTTAAAACATGCGTCTCCTATCCAATTAAATTTTTTATTTATACATTCTTGCTCATTTGTTTCAGTGCTATTACAAAATCCACTTTGTATAAAATAACTACTACTTGCTTCTCCCGTAAGTGACTTTTGAAAAAAAGGGTCATCATATGGTGGTTTTTGAAATGTGCCGTCCTGTGTTAAACCTAATCCATATTCTTTTGATGTTATTAATTTTGCAGATATAATTTCGTTTATTGCTAAATATAATGCCTCTATTTGATATCTATTTTTTTCGGGGTCTTTGCTTAAAATAGATAGCTCTCTTTTAAGAGATAAAAATCTATTTTTAAACCAATTATTAGACATAGGTTGGTCTGAAATACCTGCTATGCTATTAGCGTCCGGATTTGGCTTACTTAAAAGACCATTTACTTGCTCAATTAATATATCTATATTTTTAATAAGATCTTTCATTTTACCTCCTTTTTTTAACCCTAGAACATCTTCGGGATGATATCTATTTATAACGAATTGTTTATAATCCCAATTCTTATTATTCCAAGGATAAACCATGTTTTTCATCCAAGCTAATCTCCTCATCCATTGCTCTTTTGCTTTATCAATACACCAATTTGTCCATTTACTTGACAAATTATTACAATTCTTTAAATCAGTAGATAATTGTGCATCTTTAAATATCATATTATATTTATATATTATATTATCATATCTATTCATTTGGCCGAAAAAATTTAGAATATCTTAATTTATTCATATTATCATCATCAATAGGATGCAAAATAATATTGTGAAATTGTTTTTTTGTTACTAACATATGGTCAATAAAGTTAATACTATACATTCCACATTCAGTATTTTTGAATTGGTGTTGAACATAATTTTCAAAAAGCTTAAATGAGCTATCAATTATAATACATTCACCCTCTATATTTACATTTTCTATCTCAATAATTATTTTCCCTTCAACATCAATCGTTAACGATTTTATTTTTTTTGGAATATTATTAATCATAAGTATATTAAGGGTTAAAAGATATTTATTAATAGCAAGTTTTATTTGACTATCTGCCCATTTTTCAGTAAATACATTCACATCAATATGACCATCTTTAAAATTTGATAATAACTCATCTATATCTGATATATTAACATATCTAAATTTACTAGTTACATCTATTATATTTATTACTTGTTCTAAAACTTTTTTAATAAGTTTTTCGTTTTTTGTGATATTAAATTTTTGCGATTTCCACAAAGATAATTTGCGTTTACGAAATGAAGCATATCGATATAACATAAAATGATCATCCTGAATAAGCCAATTACACAGCTCGGATAAGGGAAATACTATATGATTTTTATCAATTATATTAGTCTTATCTAATTTAAATTGAAAACGATTTTTATTTTTAATTATAATTTTATTTGTTAACACCAATTGATTATATTGTTCTGATATGCGCTCCATGAAATTAACAACTTCCTTTGGTTTACCATTAGCCACACTATCGTAATAATATGCCTCGCCTAACCGTAAATCACTGAAAAATCCAACCCAATGACTTCCACTTTGGTTATGTTTATCTAAGTTAAATACTGCTCCTAATTTAGTAATTTTAGTTTTTAATTCTTGTTTTAAATCTAGAGAACAGAGATCTTCATCTACACAATTTTCACTATATCCAAAATTTCCCTTTATAATAGTGTCAAAATCTATAGGTGAAACACTTAAAAAACGAAATTCTGGAAATGCATCTTCATATTGTGATAAGCTATCAATAATATCAAGCGTATTCAACCAAGTATTTTGTTTAATTTTCCAAGAATTTGGAACAATTGGTCTAAAACTTTCTTCAAGTTGTTCTTTATATTTAGAAAATATATTTGATTTAATTAAACACCATTCATTGTCACATCCAGTTTCTGGTTTTATAAATTTTCTTATTAATTCTATTTTTTTACTATTAGGTAAATCAGCATTAATACTGTTATTTGGATATTGTGTATTGTATTCTTTGATAATTTTATCTAACAAATCATCATTGAAACATGTTCCATTTTCTCCATTATATTGGGGAGAACAAAACGCCATTTATATTTAATGTAAAGATAATTATGTCTTTATGTGTTTTTAAATTAATTAAAAAACATATAAAGATTATCGCAAATTATAGTATATAATATTTTCATATGCCAACAACACCTCTAATGGATTCTGTTATATCATCGTTAAATACGGTGATAAGTAAAGAATCTGACATTATTACCAAAAATGTCCAATTAATTGATAATACTATTAATAATAATACAATTACTGAAATCGAGAATAATCTTACATCTTTATATCTAAGTTTAGAACGCGATTGTGCACAGATAAAAATACAAGAATATGTTGACCAATTTATTAAAATAGTAAAAACTATGCCTGATATTGCAAAATCAGAATACTGCACATATATTATAATGTTGGTATTTAATACAAGAGATATAAATGGAGGAAAAGGTGAAAGGAAAATAGCCAGAGAGCTATTTTTATGTTTATATAAGTATTTTCCAAAAACAATAGAAATGTTAGTTCCTAAATTTCCCGAGTATGGCTATTGGCGTGATCTATGCGAAATGTTATTAGATATTAATACTGACTTAAAAACTTTCGCAGAATTAAAAACTGTTATTCTAAATACTTTTATTGAGCAATTGCAAATTGATTGGGATAACTATGAACAATGGGAAAATGATAGGTTTGCTGCATTATCAAGTGGTCAAGAATTTAGCCGTGTATTATCGTTATCTATGCTTCCTAAATGGATACCTAAAGAAAATGGTCGTTATGATAAAAAAATAAAAGTTGCAAAAGATTTAGCGAAATTATTATATCCAAATGAATTCAAAACAAAATTTAGTATAGCTATGGCTAAATATCGTATAATGATAGTCAAACTGAATGCAGCTATTAACACTACTGAAATACTTATGTGTCAAAAAAAATTCAGTCAAATACAATTTAAATTAGTTCCGGGTAAGTGTTTACATAAATATAAATGCGCCTTTTTAAACATTAAACCTAATTTAACTTTACCTGAACAACCTAGGAACACTGAACAAGATCGTATTAAGTGTCGTGAAAATTTGTTACAATTTATAAGCGAAGTTAAAACAGGTAAACATTCAATAAGTCCTAGTCAAATATTTATTGATGAAATAGTTGAAAAATTATTACCTAATAATATAAATAAACTTACTAATGAAGAAATTGAATTATTAGAATTATATTGGAAATCAATTTATGAAGATTATAAAAAATTAGTAGATAATAATCAAATAAATTTATCAAAAGGTGTAATACTTTCAGATATGAGTGGCTCTATGAATGGTAAACCAATGGCGGTTTCAATTTCGTGCGCAATATTTATATCATCATTATTAAAAGAGCCTTTTCGTAATAGATTTATTAGTTTTGATACTAATCCAACTTGGAATATTATAAATGAAAGCACTCATTTAGTTGATAAGATTAATATGATAATGAAAACTTCATGGAGAGGGTCTACTGATTTAGAAAGAGCTTATAATCTCATACTTGATAAAGCAGTATTAAATAAACTAGACCCCATAGATATGCCCGATTGGTTTTTAATTACTACAGATATGCCGTTTCATAAAGCAAATAGAAATGATGAATGGTCAAATATACTTGAAAATCTTGAACAGCGTTTTATGCAAATTGGATTAAATACCATAGGAAAACCATATAAACTTCCTGAAATGATATATTGGAATGTTCGTGGTGATAGTGCCGGTTTTCCGGTATATTCATATAATTCAAATTCATTATTAATCAGTGGATTTAATATTTGTATTTTAAAGGACCTTTTAAAAACACAAAATTTATCTAAAATAACACCATGGATGAATATAAAATGCATACTTGATAATGAAAGATATAAACCTATTTTAGAGATTATTAAAAATGTATCAGAAGCACCCTATTTTCGACAATATGCAATCACGTCGGATATTGAAGTATTAACGGAAACTCCGAGTCCAATTACATCTGATAAAAAAACTAAAAACGGATTTTTGAGTTATCTTACAAGCTATTTTTAAAATTAATTAATAAAATACAATTTATATATATAAATCATAGTGTATATATATATAAATATCAGAGATGCGATTAATTAATGTAGCGCCTAAATATTACAATAATACAACGTTTAAATTAGAAATAAAAAAAAGCAGTATACAAAATGCTGGATTGGGACTCTTTTTACATAAAGAAAGTGTGCCCATTCAAAAAGATATGTTTTTAGGTTATTATCATGGATTTTGGAATTATGATATGAAAAATCAATCGAATTGCTCGTATTATATAAATAAGCGTGTTTGTATAGATATCAACCAAATTTATAGACCATTTACATCAATTATGAATGATGCATATAGAACTAATTTTAATAATAATGTCAAATCTAAAATAAATATAGATGAAAATGTATTACAAAATATCAGAAAGAAAAATTGTAATCAATATGACCCTAATACTATTATTGAATTGTATACAAATCTAGATATCATGCCTGGTGAAGAATTGTTTTTTGAATATGGTGAAAGTTATTGGAAAAGTTGGTAAATTTAAACAATACATAATTAAATTTAACCCTTACATCGTCATGTATAATATGTTAGTTTTTGTATAAAATCAAATATTTTATTATTTCCCAAGCTGTTATTAATAAAATATTTTATACGAAAACTAACATATTATACATGACGATGTAAGGGTTAATTACTTTAATTAAATTATATTATATATATATTATATATTATGTTAAATAAAACAAAGCTATTAAAAAAAAAAAAAAATATGAAAGGTGGTATACCAATAATGAAAAACCAACTTTATTACAAAATAATTATTTTAGATAATGCAACAAAATACAACAATTGTAAATTTTTATTAGGCATCGAATTCTCAAGAGAAATTATTAGTATTATTGATGAATTATTGGTTGATTGTACTATAATTGGTGATATAGATATTCCTTCTAATATTGTTAGTATAGGTATGTCCTCTTTTTTAAGATTTAGAAGTATAAAATCATCTGTGCATTTACATAATGGATTAAAAAGAATAGATTCAAATGCATTTTATAACAGTTCAATAACTGGTGATTTAAACATTCCTATTACTATAGAATATATTGGTAGTTCTGCTTTTGCTAGATGTAATCAACTAATAAATGTAATATTTAATAAAGATATTAAATTAAAAATTATCGAAACTAAACTATTTTATGAATGTTTTCAACTAGAGAGCATAAATATTCCAGAAAGTATTAACAAAATATCAGACCGAGCATTTACCAAATGTATAAATCTTAAATATTTTTATGGTAAAAATGTATTACACATATCAAAAAATATATATGAAGTAGAAAAAAGTGCATTTGAACATTGTCATTCTATTCAAGATATTAGTATAGAAACACCAAAAGAGACATTATTTGGGGATAGAGTATTTTATGGTTGCAAAAATATTGTTCCGTCCAGACAACCCGGTTTTTTTACATCATTATTTAAAGGTTATAACAGTGGCATTGATACTTTTACATTTAATCCAGCAAAAAGCATTAATAGTTTTGATACAAAAAGAAAAAATGTATTAATTGAAACAGGTAAAAGAATTGAGTGTTATATAACGGGTAATTGGCAAAATGAAATTGTAAAAGGTTTATCATATATTAGTTATCAATATACAGCATCGTCAGTTAAAAATTTTATTGGAGAATTGAATTCAGAATTTACATTAGATGGGTTTGGATGTTTTACAGATTTACAAATTGGCAATTTTAAAAAATCAAAATTGGATGAAGGTATATTTTTCACATCAAATACATATTATATTGGAAAATTCAATACACAAAATGATTATGATTTTAATGGTATTATTTTACAAAATACTAATACATCAAGTAAGGTAATACCCGAAAATATATATGACGGATACATTAAAAACTACAATATAGGCATTGCAAATTTTATTGGACGGAAAATAATAGATGAAAATGGCAGTAGTGAACCAATTAATTTTATAGATAGTAAAAGATATATAGGTAATATAGAAAATTTGTTGCCAAATGGGCATGGCACTTATTTGTTAGATGATAAAGTTATAACAGGTAATTGGGTAAATGGTGAATTAAGTAAAGATACAGATGTTAATATTAAATATAAGAATGGTGATGAATACAATGGTGAAACATCTAAATATATAAATTTTAATCCATCAGGTAAAGGTAAATTAACTATAATAAGGACTAATGAAATACTGGATGGGATTTTTAAAACTTACATTTTTTGTGGTTCATATATAAAAAGAAATGATAGTCCTATTAATGTCATCGCTACTTATAATAAAGAATTTAATATAGATATATTATATATAGGAGAAACAGATGAACAATGTATGAAACATGGTCTTGGCACTCTTATTTTAAAAAAAAAAATTAAAGATATAACAGGTAATTGGATTAATGATGAATTAGACACTAAGCGCGATGTTAAAGTGAAATATCATAATCGTGATGTATATAATGGTACTGTCCTACCTACTACATTTGCTCGGTTTGGTAAGGGCGAACTAATTAAGAATTCTAGTAACGAAGTTTTAACAGGTATTTTCACAGGCGAATTTTTTTGCGGTTCATACACAAAAGAAAATGATAGTGCTATTAATGCTGTTATATATGATTTTGATTTAGGAATTTATAGCGAAAACATAAAATACATAGGAGAAACAAATGATCAATGCCTAGCTCATGGATATGGAACTAAATTTTCAAAAAATGTATATTATAAAAGTATAACAGGGTATTGGAATAATGATGAATTAGATGTCAAAAGAAATGCCGAAATTAAATTTCGTAATGGTAATGTATATAATGGAACTATAGAATATTTATCTTCAAGAAATATTCCGTTAGGTAATGGAAAATTATATATAGATTCTACTAAAGAAGTTTTAGAAGGTATTTTTACAGCTAGATACTTTTGCGGTTCTTATATAAAACCCAATGATACTGCCATTAATGTTATTACTAATCCCATTAATAGCGACCATATAGAAATTCAAATATCATATATAGGAGAAACAAATGAACGATGTATGAAACATGGTTATGGAACAGACTATTCATCTAAAGATACTATAACAGGTCATTGGATTAATAACAAATTAGATGTTAATGAAGATGTTGAAATTAAATTTCGTAATGGTGATGTATATAAAGGTCGTGTGCGAGATTTATCTTCAACACTTGAACCGTTAGGTAAAGGGGAATTATTTATTAAATCTAGAGGAGAAGTTTTAACAGGGATTTTCTATAGCAAAGAGAGGAACCAATTTTTTTGTGGAACACTGTTAAAAATAGACGATAATAGCACTAAAAATGTAATTATTAATTTTAAATCACAATTTGCACTCCCTATAACTATAATATATATTGGACAAACAAATGATCAATGCGGGGCTCATGGACATGGAACTTATTTTTCTCATAAAGACAAAATATCTGTAAATGGTCATTGGATTAATGATACATTAGATGTTAATCAAGATGCCTTAATTAAATATGATAATGGTGATGAATATAATGGTATTGTGTCTGCGGTATCTTCAAAATATGTACCACTAGGTAAGGGCACACTAAATAAATATTCTACTAAAGAAGTTTTAACAGGTATTTTTACACCACGCCATTTTTGCGGTTCATACAAAAAAGAAAATGATAGTTCTATGAATGTTATAACTACTATTACTGAAAATTTTGATATAAATATATTATATATAGGTGAAACAAATGAACAATGTATGAAACATGGAAGGGGGACCGAGCGTTCTAACAAATTCCATTTTTTATATGAAATAACAGGTAATTGGAATAATAACAATTTAAATATGTTAGAAAATAATAAAATTAGATATAATAATGGTGATGAATATGAGGGTTTAGTAATTCTTAAAAATGGTGATTATTATCCCAATGGTAAAGGAATTGGAATTTTTAATAATTATACACTTGATGGTAAATTTAATTATCAAAATTTGTCTAAATTTATTTTTTGGGGTTCATTCCATAAGGAAGAACTAGGGGCTTTATCGAAATCTATAGACGATACCCATAGTAGCTTATTGCCGGATGAAAGTGACACATGGATTAATGTCGAAGATATTGTTTATGCTAGGAGTGCGATTATCACT